AGATTGCTAACTTGCTTCCAGGATCTCAAGAAGGTTCAGGCTTTCTGTACAAGGGAATCTCAGGATTCGTTGATGCCTCATATCGTATCTTTGCAGATCCATTCCTAGTATTAGGTAAGGCTAAGAAGGCATACGATGCTGGAGACTTCCTACTATTTAATGTTCTTAACAAAGAAAAGTTTAGTTACGGACGTAACCTTTTAGCAACTGCTGGTAATACAGAGAACCTAGATAGAGTTTTTGCACAAAAAGGTGTAGTAGATTTCTTTAATCTATACGGTTCTAAGCTAGATGAACTATCTACCATTCGTAAAACAAGTAAAGACCTACGCGCTCAAGTTGCTTTGTCTGATGAGTTACGCCGTATAGCACCAGAGTTTGGTCCTGCAGCAATAGATGAGTTTATTAAAGCTGGTGTTAAAGACGCAGCAACTGCTAAGAACTACCTACAAAATACCGTAGACGTTAGAAACATTATTAAGGGACAACCTGGACGACAGGTTCCACTTATCCCAACTTTAGATGCTGCTCGTAAAGCACGCATCAATACTCTTCGTACTGCAAACAAAGTATTTAATATTGACAAAGTAGGACAGAAGATTGTTGATACCTTTTATGGTACAGACAAGATTCAGTTTGAAGATATCGCAGCAGGTTTAACAGATGATGTTACAGAACTTGCTGCTGGAGAACGTCAAGTAGGTCGTCTCAAGGGTGCAGATGGTTCAGTGCGTATGTCACTTAACCAGATCCAAGGACGTTTAGACCGCTTTGCACGTAAGTTTGCAACTATCCCATTCTTTCGTGATAACCGTTTTAATGTACTAGCAGATGATGCACCAACACAGGTGTACCGTTTGGCTCGACTTGCTAACTCTCGTTACCACTCAAAGATTATCGCAGAAGCATTTACTGCAGGTAATGAAGGTCAGCGCAAGCAGATCTACGAAGGTGTCTGGTACACGATTGCAACTATTCGTGGTGTAGATAAGTCAGAAGCTGGTAAGACATTCCTACGCAACTTCGGTAGCAAGGGTGTTCCAAAGGCTTACGCAACTCCTACTATTACTCGTGAGCTTGATGAGAACGGTATTGAGATTGCCAAGATTGTAAATCCAGATATGTTAGAAAATGGACAGCGTTCTGCGTTGTTTGATTACCAACTATCTGAATCTATCTCTACTCCTAGTATCCAAGACGTAGACCGTCTTGCTGCTCGTTCAGGAATTATTGATAACGTAGTCGGTGCTTCACAGAAGCAATGGGCAGATGATCTAACTAGCGCGTGGACTTTAGGAACTCTAGCAGGACCAAAGTTTCCAGTACGTAACGCAGCAGAAGATTTAATGCTACACCTTGCAGTAGGTGACTCACCTTGGGGACTTGTCAAAGGACGTTTCCTATCAACACGTCTACGTATGGCATCAGGTGAAGGTAACTTAGGTTTTATTAACAAGATTGTACGCAAAAAAGAAGTTAACGCCTACAACGCTAGGATTGCTAAAGCATCTGAGGCTGGTGACGTTAACGCAGTGCAAACTATTATGGCTGAAGCATTGATGGATTCAATGGTTGGCAAGTTTCTTGACAAAGAAGCTGCAGAGTTTTTAGCAGAGTTTGCTCAATTTGGTCGCCTAAGAGATACTATGCGTATCATTGGTGAAGGTGGCAAAAATGGCCTTCGTGGAGCAGACCAGTTTATGGCTGCAACTGATGATGTTGAACGCTTTGGTGAAATGGCAGCTATTACTTATGATGGCGTTAAATACAAGCAAACATATGGCAAGCGCCAGTTTGGTATGTTTAGTCCAGTAGCAAGTACAGAGGCTCGTCTTGGTTGGCTTGTACAGATTAGTCGTATAGCAAATGATGAGATTGGTAGCATCGCTGTTGCTAACCTTAATGATGAAGGTAAAGCAATAGATGAAATTGCTACATACCTTAGAGGCTTAACGGAACAACAGCGTGAGCGTTTTCAGTTGTACAGTGTTCCTGGAGAAACAGTAGATACTCACGCAAAACGTGCATTTGACGCAACAAGGAATCTCTTGGCTAAAGAAAATGGCGAAATAAACCAAGAACTACTAAGCAAGATCCGCTTTGTTGATGGTACTGGTAGAGTAAAAGTATCTGCACGTAACCTTGGTTTAGATGATTTGCCAGATGCTGAAGACTTTGCTCTCGCTCCTAAGTGGATTGCAGGCCCAGTATTGGTTCCAGTAACAGAGGGAAACCAGTTTGCTGCCGGTATTAGCGAGAAACTATGGGGCTATATGGGAGAGGCTAACGCCAGATTCTCACGTGAGCCATTAGTTATCTACCAGTTAACACAAATCCGCAAGGATATGCGTGCTACAGGCTTTGAAAAGCGCATTATGGACCAGTTCACTAAGGGTCTAACAGATGATGCACTTGCTGAAGCTAAGGATAGAGCTACTCGCCACTTAGTTGACATTGCAGAAGACCTTGCTCGTGAGAGAGTCCTAGCATTTGTGGACAATCCTGCAGTACGTAGCCAGTTGGCTATGTCAGGACGTAACTTTGCACGCTTCTATCGTGCTACTGAGGACTTCTATCGTCGTATTGGACGTACCGTAAGGTACAACCCAGAGGCAGTTGTACGTGCATCTCTTACTTATGAGGGTATTGCACACTCTGGCTTTGTACAAACAGACGATAATGGTGAACAATACTTCTTCTATCCAGGATTAAACCCTGTATACAAGGCTGTCAATGGCGTAATGAAGGCATTTGGTGTAGAGACTGCATTCCAGATCCCAATGCCAGTAGAGTTCTCAGGTAAGTTGAAAATGATTACACCTTCTATGAACCCTGATTCATTATTTCCTACATTTGCAGGTCCATTAGCAGCGTTTCCTATCAAGGTAATGGGCAACCTGATACCTCAATTTGGTGAACTAGAACGAGCCTTCTTAGGCGAGTATGGTGAAGATGCTCCAATGATTAACGCACTTATGCCTGCCCACGTTAACCGTATATTGGGTGCATTAAACAAGGATGAGCGTTCATCACAGTACGCATCTGCGTTCCGTAAGGGTGTAACTTACCTAGAGGCTGCAGGCTATAGCCCAAAGCCTACTATTCAGATTATTAACGGACAAGAAGTTGAAGTTCCACCAACGCCTGGTGAACTACAGGCATACAAGGACAAGTTGCAGTCTGCAACCCTGAGTGTTCTAGCACTTCGTGCAGTGTTTGGCTTCATTGCTCCAGCATCACCACAGGTGACACTCAAGTCTGATATGGCTAAGTGGGTACGTGACAACGAACGCACAAACTTTAAGCAAGTATTTAACAACTTGCTACAAACATATAATGGTGACATTGATAGAACCACACAAGAGTGGATCAAGCTCTATCCTAATCAGATGCCATTTACTATATCTGAATCAGAACGTAATACAGTAGCAATTGTACGTGCTGTAGAAGGTGCTGATACTTGGATTCAAGAGAACAAAGGCTTGATTGAGAAGTACAAGGAAGGTGCTCCTTTCCTTATCCCAACAAAGGGTGACTTTAACTTTGATGCTTACAAGATTATCTTCCAAGCAGGTCTAAAAAAGAGCAAGACTCTTGATGACTACCTAAAGGAAGTAGGAGCTGCAAAGGACATTCAGTTCTATTACAGCCAAAAAGAATTATACGAAGCAGATCTTGCGTCTACACCTTCAGATGAGGGTAAGCGCCAGATTCGTTTACAATGGACTACCTGGGCAGACCAGTTTAAGAGCACACGTCCAGTATTACAGGAAGAGTTAGGAACAGGTGGTGCAGGTCGTCAGATCCAGCGCCAGCGTGCCTATCAAGACCTTGTAAATATGCTACAAGACAAGACAATTACTACACAGCCTAAGACTCGTGGACTACTTACAAAGATGGTTAATGAGTTTGAGGCATATAGAACTGCACGTGATTCTATTACCGGAAACGGTGATACACAGCAGAACTACAAGGACTTGTTACGTCAGAGCATTAAAATAAAATTGCAAGAGATTGCAGGAAAAAACCCTAATGCTAAATCAGCATACGATGTACTATTCTCACGATTGATTGGTGACTAAGTGGCAGATAATCTTTTTGATTACAACTATAAGACTCCCATAGTCCCAACCGGTTCTACAGTATCTAATACAGCAGTCAGCGGAACTGGTGGTTACCAAAGCGGTGTTGTTACTGCTAACCAAGATGCAAACATTCTTTACAATATGTCTGAGCCTGATCGTAAGATCCTTGCACAAAGACTAAAGAACGCAGGCTACAAGGTAGCAGTAACTGGTAAGTACTCAGATAAGTTGCTTTCTGCATACTCAACTGCCTCTATGAAGGCTGCGCTACAAAGCCAAATGGTAGGACAAGCATTTACTGTAGGACAATACCTAGACCAAGAAGCTGCTGCTCGTATAGCAGAAGGCGGTACTGGTGGTCCATCTGTTCGTAAAGAAGTACGTATTTCAGATCAAACTACAGCCAAGGCTTTAATTGATGCAATCTTCCAAGACACACTAGGACGTAAGGCATCTGGTAAAGAGATCCTGAAGTATACAAAGAATCTTCAAGCAGCCCAAAAAGCAGCGCCTACTATTACTACCTACGCAACATCTGGTGGCACAACAACTTCAACAACTACTGGTGGCATTAACGAGCAACAATACTTGATCGATCAGATTGCAGGAACCGATGAGGCTAAGACCAATCAGGTTCTTGGATACTATAAGACATTTATGGATGCGCTAGGTGGTAAGTAATGGCTACGTTTAACGACTACGTAAATGACTATAAAACAACCACATCTAAAGAAACAGCAGCAGAGCGTACAAAGCGCATCAACCAAGCACTAGCAGCAGCTAAAGCAAGTAAGTCTCGTGCTAAAACTGAGCAACAAAAAGATGCTGAATTAAAAGCATTTCTTGATGCAAGCACTGCTGCGTCAGAACTATTACGTGTTATCAATGGAGTTCAAAGAGGCGCTGTTTCACAGAGAGAAGCAGAGGCTGTATTTAAGACATACCAGAATACAGTTCAGATCCTCAAGAAGTTAAATCCTGATAAGGCATCTGCTGTTGATAAGGCTATTAGAGGAACAACACCAGAGACTAAGGCAGAACTTGGAGCCAAGTACTACACAGGTCGTGGCACAAAGGAAAACCTATTCCTACAAAATGGCAAGCCATTTACTGGTACATACAATAATCGTAAATACAAAGATGGAATTGATACCAGCCTAACTGAAGAAGAAGCTGCTGCAACTCAAGAAGGAACAGACGCTAAGGCTAAGGTAGATGCAGAAGACAAGGCAAAGATTGACAAGGCTAAGGCAGATGCCGCAGCCAAGGCATCTGGTGATGGCACTGCCACACCTACAGTTACTGGACCATTAACAACTCCAGGAAAAACAACCGGAATCCAAGGCCCAGGCGTTGGCGTACGAGATGCACTCAAGATTCCAGGACGAGCAGAGCCTGCATTCCAAGAGTTAATTGATAAAGCAGAGTTTAACTTTGGCCTACCTGATTATATCTTTACAGTAGACCGCGATAAGAAGACTGGCGAACTAGGACAACTAGGTAAACTACTACTTAAAGCTGTTGAACAAGGGTATGACAAACAAAGATTCTTAGATGAAGCAATGCTTACTGACTGGTGGCAGAGCAATGCTGGTTCAGTCCGTGAACGAATTATTGATCTTAACAAGTACAAAGAGTTGCAGAAAAAGGGACTCGATGTAAGCAAGTCAGACTTTGGTATGTACCAAACTGACAAGATGCGTCAGGTCAAGGCTCGTGCAAAGGCGTTAGCTGGAATCACACTAGATGATGCTACTGCTCAAAAAATTGTTGAAGATATCTACAATGGATTCCTAGACAATGACCCATTGGCTATTGATCGTCTTATCATTCCTTACGTATCCAAGACAACAAACCTATACGGCAAGGGTGCTGTTACTGGATTTGGTGGAGAAGCACTGCAGGTTCAGCAAAGCCTTGCAGCTATTGCTAAAGCAAATGGTCTATCTATGGCAGACATCCTACCAAAACTAGGTGGCGGCGTACTTGGCAAAGATGCTGAGCAAACAACCATCCAAGAGATTCTATCTGGAAACATTGATCTTAATACAGTCCTATCTAATGCTCGTCAGATTGCAGCTCAGGGACAACCAGAGTACGTACGTAACTTACTAGGCAGCGGTTACAACCTAGAAGATATCTATGCACCATACAAGCAAACTATGGCAACTGTTCTTGAAATTAACCCAGACCAAATTGATCTTAATGACAATTCACTGCGTATGGCTATTAACGAAAAAGGCGATATGAATATCTATGACTACAAGAAGGCTTTGCGTCAAGATAGTCGTTGGCAGTACACAGGTCAGGCAAAAGAATCAGTTTCTAATGCAGCACTTAAAGTCCTTCAAGACTTTGGATTCCAGGGGTAACAGATGGCTAGATACGATAGAGATATGCCAGACGGTGGTGGAGATCTAGGATTTTATACTGGTCTGGGGCAAGAAGGCGAAAAAGGAAAAACTATTGCTGAGCAAAATGCAGCAGACGCTGCTGCTCGCGCAGCACAAGTTGCGCCTAAAGTTGCAATAGATGATTCTTACTATACAAAGAAAGATTCACAAGGAAAAACTCAAGCACAGCGTGATGCTTTCAAGAATGCTCTTGATACAGCAGCAACTATTCGTGAAACTTCAACAAACAAATCTGCTTATGTAGATCCAAAGACTGGCAAAGTTGTTACTATGGCCAAGGGTATTGTACCAACTCCTGTGCCAATTCCTACACAAACTACAACACAAGTTCCAACACAAACAACAACTACGTCAACTAATACTGCAACATTAAAAACAGCAGCACAAATTGCAACAGAAACAAAAGCAGCAGAAGATAAAGCAGGTCGTCAATCTGCTTATGATTTACTTTATTCACAGTTTAAGTTGTATGGCCTTGAATCACTGGTTGAACCATTAAAGGGTTTGATTACCAGCGGTGCTTCACCTTCTGAATTTACTATTAAGTTGCGTGACTCAGATGCTTACAAGAAGCGCTTTTCTGCCAATGCTCAACGCATCGCTAAGGGACTACGTTCCTTGTCAGAGGCTGAGTACATCCAGCTAGAAGATCAATACCAAGATGTTATGCGTCGCTATGGACTACCTGACACTTATTACTCACGTGGTGAAATGGGAATCCAAGAAGGATTCAACAAGTTTCTAGAAGGCGATGTTAGTCCTGTTGAACTAGAGGACCGAATCTCTACAGCCCAGAAGCGTGTACTAAACGCTAACCCAGAAGTTCTTGCATCTCTTAAAGAATTTTACCCTGATATTAGCAATGCAGATATCTTGGCATATACACTTGATCCAAAGAATGCTATTGAAAATATTAAGCGTAAGGTAACTTCTGCTGAAATCGGTGGTGCTGCTATGCAAGCAGGACTCAAGACTGGTATGACACGTGCAGAAGAACTAGCTGCTGCTGGTATTACTAAGCAACAAGCACAGACAGGTTTCCAGACAGTTGCAGAAGTTGCCCCTCGCGGTGGACAACTAGCAGAGATTTACAAGCAATCTCCATACACACAGACAACAGCAGAAGCTGAAGTCTTTGGACTTGCTGGTTCAGTAGATGCTGCAAAGCAACGTAAGAAGTTAACACAACTAGAAACTGCCGCATTTAGCGGTAGTGCCGGTGCTGGTGCAATAGCACGAGACAGAGCCGGAGTACTATAAAGCCTGCCACTAGAACGACTGGCCTAGTGGAGCGACAACAAGACCAGTAGTAGGAGCCATACCGTTTCCCCAAACGAATATGAGGCCTGCGCCAACAACTAATAGGGAGAAGGACCACTATGTCCAATTACGACTACGAGGATGATGACGACTTCGATACGAATGACTCATCAAACGATCTAGTAAAGCAACTACGCAAAGCGTCTAAGCAAAAAGACAAAGAACTAAATGAGCTTAAGGCTCAGTTTGAGTCTTTGAACAAGTCGCAGCGCGAACGAGCAATAAAGGATGCCCTCGCAAGTCGCGGGGTAAACAGCAAAATTGCTTCATTTATCCCACAGGATATAGACCCAACTGAAGAGTCTGTATCTAAATGGCTTGAAGACTATGCCGATGTTTTCGGTATTGAAACAAGCCAAACCCAGGCAACACCTAATGTAAATCCAAACGATGCTGCAGCATATAAGCGTATGACTAACTCCGCAGACTCTGGTACTTCACCAGAACACAACGGAGATATTATGCAAAAACTAATGAATGCAAATAGCAGAGAAGAATTGGATGAAGTTATTAGATTGTCTGGACTCTAATCCGATCCTAAACAAGAAAGGCTAGACCTAATGGCAATTCCAACAGGTACCCCCACAACCACGTCTAGCATCAGCAACCTCGTACAAGCAGCATACGATCAGTATGTAAGAATGGCGCTTCGCTCCATTCCTGTTATGCGTTCACTTGCAGATGTTAAGCCCGTGCAACAGGCGATGCCAGGATCATCAGTTGTTTTCTCAATCTACTCAGATTTGGCACAAGCTACTTCTACATTGACAGAAACTTCAGATGTTTCAAGCATCGCACTAGGTAACCCATCACAGGTTACAGTAACACTGAACGAATACGGTTCAGCAGTTACAACAACAAAGAAGTTAAACCTAACTTCATTCAACGATGTTGACTCAGCACTTGCTGACATCATCGCGTACAACGCAGCAGATTCTATTGACAACGTAGTAGGTCAGGTCCTCTCAGCAGGTACCAACGTGATCTACTCAAACGGTCCATCAGGAACTACTCCAACTGCATCATCAGGTATCCTTCCTGTTGACACAATGACAGTTGCAGATATCCGCAACGCTGTTGTATCACTACGCACAAACAAGGCATTGCCTCGTATGGGCGAACTATATGCTGCATACCTACACCCACGTCAGTCAGCCGATCTTCGCGCTGAAACTGGTACAGGTGGATTCCAGGAGCTAACAAAGTACGTTGAGCGTACACCGTTCGTTGCTGGTGCAGTAGGCGTTATCGAAGGCGCATTCATCGTTGAGACACCACGTGTCCTAAACGGTCTAAAGCTAGCTGCAGGTATCACACCTACAGTGTCAATCACAAACATCGCTGCAACAACTACAGTAGTGACAGTTACTACAGCAGTTGCTCACGGCCTTGGAACAGGTCAGGTTGTAACAGTTGCTGCTACAACTAACACAGCGGTCAATGGCACATACACCATTGCATCTACACCATCAACAACAACATTTACCTATTCTCTAGCAGGAAGTGCTATCACTTCTGTTGCTGATACAGGTACTGTTACATTCACCAACAACTACCGTGCGATCATCGCAGGTCGTGAAGCATTGGCTGAAGCACAGGCTGCAGACATCTCAACCGTTATCGGTCCAGAGATTGATGCACTTCGTCGTTTCCGCACAATCGGTTGGTACTACTTCGGAGGCTTTGCACGCCTTCGTGAAGCTGCTCTCTTCCGTATTGAGTCAGCCGCAACAAACGGATAATTCCGCTAGTGCAACGGCAGGGGGTGGGGAAACCCGCCTCCTGTCACTTAGGAAAGGTTGGATATGGCATACACACTAATAACTCCGTACCAGTGGCAAACCTGGGGCGCAGGCTATAACGAGTTCACTCCATACTCACGCCTTGCAGGTCGTCGCTTTATCGGTGGAACTATTGATGGTCCTATCGCACCTAGTATGACAGATGTAGCACGTGGTCAAACAATCATTGTTAATGGAACTAACGTGACTTTGACATTGACTCCAAGCCAAGATGAACTAGCTGCTGCTAGTTACTACTTCCTTGGTGGACACGAGTACGAGATCAGTGACTACCAAGCACAGGTTCTTATTGACGCTGGCTACGGCGATTATGTGACACCGATAGTATGAGTTTACATAGACGAACAACGCACCCAGAGTATGTTGAAGATTGCTTTGGCTGCAAGATAGGCGAACTAGAGTTGAGCGTAGGTGTGGCAAACCACAGAGGAATACCTACTGCTAAGCAACACGATAGGGAACTACAGTCCTATTACGATGCAACAAGGCAAGGTATAGAACCACGTTCAACAAAGAGTAAAGATATAGATGCAGCAGTCCAACTTTCCAACGAGGCTGGTAAAGCATTCGATGGAATCTCAATGACATTTAAGGAGTAGTAATGCCAAACGTAAACGGAAAAGAATTCCCATACACAGCAAAAGGTATGGCAATGGCAAAGATGGAAGCCAAGAAGACTGGCAAGAAAATGATTAAGAAGCAGACTAAGAAGATGGGGAAGAAGAAGTAATGGAAAACTACGAAGAGTACATCACAAAGTACCCAACACCTGATAAGCAATACGAGGGTGCTATGAAGTACTGCACCTACGAATCAATCCAGACAGGTGCAATGGGAAAGTCTGCTAAGTAAATGGCAAAGTCTCCAGCCTGGCAGAGAGCAGAAGGTAAGAACCCCAAGGGTGGCCTGAATGCAAAAGGTCGTGCCTCTGCCAAAGCTGCGGGTATGAATCTCAAGCCTCCAGTTAAGAAGGCTGAGGCTGCTAAGTCTCCTAAGTCTGCAGCAAGGCGCAAGTCTTTCTGTGGTCGTATGTGTGGGATGAAAGCCAAGAACACTTCTAGTAAGACAGCCAAAGATCCGAACTCAAGAATAAACAAGTCACTACGTGCTTGGGATTGTAGTTGCAAATGAAAAAGAAGACAGCATTCTGGGATAAGCCTAATCCTAAAGAGAAGTCAAAGACATTAACGCCAGCGCAAAAGGCATCAGCAAAGGCACGGGCTAAGGCAGCAGGACGACCTTATCCAAACCTAATAGATAACGCAGCAGCATCTCGTAAAAAGAAGAAGTGAGGTAAATAGGTGGCACTAGGAGAATACGGCACAACGTTATTAGATGAACTTAATCGTTTGGCTAACGGTGGCACCTATCGAGCACCAGGAGCGATGGTTGGCGAAGCCCTTGCTGCTCGTCAATGGGCAGCACAGCGCTCAGTATCTACAAATTTAACTGACACAGTGGGAGTTCTAAATGCGATTGCGGGTACGTCTACTACTAATCGTCTTGATTACAATGGTGTATGTAACCTCATCGCTGGTACTTTTCAACTACCTGCAGCGCAAGCTCTCAGAGCGGTGTCATCTTGAGTGCTAAATATAACCTGGTCTGTGACCAAGCCACTACCTTTAACTTCCAGTTTCAGATCCTGAACGACCAGACTCCTTGGAGTCTAGGTGGCTATACAGGAACTATGACTGTAAGACCATTCGTTGGTGCAAATACTACAACAGTAGTTGCCACCACAGAAAATGGTCGTATGACTTTAGACCAATCAACAGGACGAGTAACTGTATCTTTTGATGCAACCACTACAGGTGCTATTGCAGCAGGTCGTTATTCATATGACCTAGTACTTACATCTGGTGTAACAGTTACCAGAATCTTAGAAGGCAAATTTATTGTGACAGGAGCTGTAACTACGTGAGCACAATAATTGTTATTGAAAACATTACGCCACAAGTGGCGGTAGAACTTTCGCAAGATCAAGGACCTCAAGGCGGCCAAGGTGCAACTGGCCCGACGGGACCTAGTGGTCCTGCGGGAGCAACTGGACCAGATGGTGCTACAGGTGCAACAGGTGCAACTGGTGCCACTGGTTCGACAGGAGCAACAGGTGATACAGGAAGTACTGGACCGACTGGCCCGACGGGTGCCACCGGTCCTACTGGAACTACAGGCGCCACAGGCCCTGCAGGAGCAACGGGTGATGCGGGAGCAACAGGTGCAACAGGACCTGTTGGCGCTACAGGAGTCACGGGAGCTACTGGACCTACGGGACCAGTTGGAGCAACTGGAACGACAGGAGCAACAGGTCCGACAGGACCTGAAGGAGCGACTGGCCCACAAGGGGTCACAGGCCCACAGGGTGTAACTGGAGACGTAGGCCCTACTGGTATAACGGGCGCTACAGGCCCTGCAGGGGCTACAGGACCCATTGGAGCGACAGGTCCACAAGGTGTTACAGGAGATATTGGTCCTACAGGACCTGCTGGTGCAACAGGCCCAGTAGGTGCGACAGGACCGCAAGGAGTTACAGGTGATGTTGGACCTACTGGTGTTACTGGTGCCACTGGCCCTGATGGGGCTACTGGTCCTATTGGCGCGACTGGACCGATAGGTGCTACTGGCCCTGCTGGTGTTGATGGTGCTACTGGACCTACAGGTCCAATCGGTGCTACAGGTCCTGCAGGTGCTACGGGGCCAACAGGTCCTACTGGGCCTACTGGTCTAACTGGAGCAACAGGTCCTACTGGGCCAACAGGTGCGACAGGCCCTGGCGCAGATGCCATCCCCGTGGCTTTATTCTTAGGTGGTATGTAGAATCCTTCTATGAGATTCCACGTTATTAGCCTGCCACATACACAGACAACTAAAGATTACGTCAACTGCGCCTATACCGAAAAGGTTAGACGCTTTTGTATAATGATGAAAAACCTTGGGCATACGGTCTATCTGTATGCTAGCGAGGATAACGAAGCACCGTGTGATGAGTTGATTACCTGCATCACTAAAGAACAGCAAGTGCAAGCTCTAGCTGGTAAGCACTTTACAGAGGCTGAGTTTAATAACTCATTACCTCACTGGCAGATCTTTAATGGTAAGGCTATCGAAGAACTAGGCAAGCGCCTAGAGAAGAAAGACTTTATCTGTCTTATCGGTGGAGCAAGTCAAGAACCTATTGCTAAGGCTTACCCAAACCACATTAGCGTAGAGTTTGGTGTGGGTTATGGTGGAGTATTTAGTAAGTTTAAGGTGTTTGAATCTTACGCTTGGATGCACAGTATCTATGCAATGTTTAAGAACCCAACGCTAGTAGATGGTAACTTCTATGATGCGGTAATCCCAGGATACTTAGAACCTGAGATGTTTCCATTGCAAGAAAAGAAAGAAGATTACTACCTCTACGTAGGACGTATGGTAGATCGCAAAGGTATTGGAATTGCTCAGCACGTCTGTAAAGAGATGGGCTTGAAGTTGATTATGGCAGGACCTGGTAAAGACCCAAAGATTGAGTATGGCGAATGGGTAGGACCAGTTGGTCCCAAAGAGCGAGCAAAGTTAATGGGCGGTGCTATCGCCTTATTTGCACCAACGCTATACATAGAACCTTTCGGTAACGTTGTTATCGAAGCACAAGCCTGCGGTACTCCAACGATTACCACAGACTGGGGAGCATTTACAGAAACTAATCCACAGGGTGTTACTGGGTATCGTTGCAGAAATGCAATGGAGTTTGCAGTAGCAACAGAGTGGGTTAAGAGTTTAGACCCAGTAGCAATACATAAAAGGGCAGTAGGTCTGTATTCACTAGATGCTATAGCACCACAATATGAACAGTACTTTGCACGACTGCTAACTCTATGGGGAGATGGCTGGTATGAGAGGAAATAATGCCAACACTGAACGAACTGGTTGATGAAGTAAAGGCTAACCTACAAGGTTATGCGTTGCGTCAAGACCGCATTACATTTGTTGCTAACCCTAGTGGACTAACCACTACTAGCACAGAGATTACCGTTGGCTCTGCATCTAACCTTGCCAAAGGTATTATCGAAATTGATGATGAACTTATCTGGATTGATTCCTTTGATAAGGCTAACAATCAGTTAAACGTTATTCCAGGCTTTGGTCGTGGATATCAGGGAACTACAGCATCGCCTCACGCACAGTATGCACCAGTAACTCTATCTCCAACCTTCCCACGTAACTCTATCAAGAAGGCTATCAACGATACGATCAACAGTTTCTATCCTAAACTCTGGATTATTAACTCTTACACATTTACCTTTAACGCATCTCAAGTTACATACCCACTACCAGATGATGTTGAAGGTGTCCTATTTATCTCTTGGCAGACAACAGGTTCTAGCCAGGAATGGCTACCAGTAAATCGCTGGCGCTTAGATGGTATGGCTAATGCTGCTACCTTTAACACAAACAATACACTTAACATCTATGAGAACGTACAACCTGGTCGTACTATTCAGGTTTGGTACACAGCCACGCCAAACACCCTTGATGCCAACACAGATGATTTTGCTGACGTATCTGGTCTACCTGATTCTTGTAAGGATGTTGTCGTACTCGGAGCATCATACAAGTTACTGTCTTACCTTGACGCTGGACGAATCAATCTCTCTAGTGCTGAGGCCGATCTAAACGATTCCAAGTTGCCATCATCGGCAGGTGCTGCAGCATCTCGTTACATCTTTGCTCTTTACCAACAGAGACTTAATGAAGAAGCGTTGAAGTTGGCAGATAAGTATCCGATAAGAATCCACTATACCCGTTAAGGAAAATAAATGACACGCAAATTCTCCAGCATATCTGTTGAGACAACACTTGCATCAACTATCTCAAACAGTGCAACGAGTATGACTGTTGCAACTGGTACAGGATCTGCCCTTATGGGTGGTGTAACCCTTGCTCCAGGCAACATAGATACCTTTGGTATAGCACTAGATGTTGATACCCAAAACGAAGAAATCATTTATATCACAGCAGTCTCTGGCGATACCTTCACAATCGTTAGAGGTGTATCTGGTACCTCAGCTATAGCTCACACAGCAGGGGCATCAGTTAAGCACGTACTCAACTCAGCAGATCTCAACGCCTTTGAAGCAGGCCTAGATAGCGGTTCAGGTGGAACTGTTAGCAGCCTACTTCTTATGGGTGGGTAAGAAACCAAAACACTACAGTAAAGGAAAACAGATAAATGGCAACAAATTACAAGGTGCTTGGTCAATCGAACCCAGCAGCCACAACAGCAACAACACTCTACACAGTGCCTGCTGCAACTCAGGCAATCGTATCTACACTGACAGTAACCAATCAAACAGCAACTGCTGGCACATACCGCATCGCGGTTCGTGTGGCAGGAGCGGCATTGGCTGCAGCGCAGTACCTAGCCTATGATGTATCACTACCTGGTAACGCTACAGACACCCTGACTCTAGGTGTGACTCTGGGAGCAACAGATGTGATTACTGTCTATGCATCAGCAGCAACATTCTCATTCAACGCATTCGGAAGCGAGTTATCATAAATGACAGTTGGACGCATACCTGTAATTGAAGGTGGTATTCAACCCACGCTACTAAGCACTACTGGCGACATTATGTATGCTAGTTCTGCTTCCAATCCTGCTCGTCTTGGTATTGGCTCTACTGACCAAGTGCTGACTGTGGCTGGTGGTATTCCAAGTTGGGCTACGCCTGCAGGTGGTGGTAAAGTCAAACAAGTCGTGCAAGCCGAATACAGCACAACTACGGTAATCGCAAGCACTACATTTACTGACACGGGATTGAGTGCGTCAATTACTCCAACAGCAAGCAATAGCAAAGTTTTGGTAATTGTTTCACAACCTGCCTACATTGGCTACGGCTCAGGCTCAAGCGTAGGTGGATCAGCGCAAATCGTAAGAAATTCAACAGCTGTTTTTGTGCAATCTGCAAACAAGGATTCTTTGTATTTCACGATCCAAGTCAGCGGCCAAAGTGATTTACAACTAGGGCAAAACATTTCAATGGTTTACTTAGATTCACCAGCAACAACTGCTGCAACAACTTACAAGACACAAGCTGCAGTTTCATCGACATTAAATACTCGTATAATTACTGCACAATACAACTCTTCAAAATCTACAATCACACTCATTGAAATAGGTGCATAATGAATAAAATTGTTAAAGTCTTGCAATCTTTGCTACCAGACGGTGGCTTTGCGGTTTATGGAGATTCTTACGAGGACATTGTGTTTATTGAAGCCAAGCCAATAACCAAATCTGCCTTTCAAAAAGCATTTGATTCTTATGATTCCGATGTCCTTGCTGCTGCTACAAAAGCCGAGGCAGATAAGGCAGCCCTACTAGCCAAACTTGGCATTACTGCCGATGAGTTTAAGACACTACTGGGAGGAAACTAATGGCTACAGGTCGAGTACCTACAACGGCTAACTCGCCGTTAACAGCAAAGGGTGACTTGTTCACCTACTCTACGGCACCAGCAAGATTGGCTGTCGGCAACAACGGCGAGACAATCGTAGCCGATAGTTCCACATCAACAGGCTTGCGCTATCAAGGCAATTTTGCAGCAGGTAAAAATAAATTAATTAACGCAGATATGGCAATTGCTCAAAGAGGCGGAACACCAGTAGCACTTAGTGCTGGTGCAAGATTCTTTAGTGTTGATAGAACCTATGGACAGTTATCAGGCGGTGTTGGTGTTTTTACTGTTGAGCAAACAGTAGATGCTCCAGCAGCGGCTAATGCAGGACAGTATTCATTAAAGGCTGTTGTTACAACTGCAGATACTTCCATTGCAGCAGGTGACCAGTTCATTTTAGGTCAAATTATAGAAGGATTTAATTTTGCATCTTTCCAATTTGGCACTGCGTCTGCTCAAAAAGTAACTATTTCATTTTGGGTTAAGTCATCTATTACTGGAACTTTTGGTGTAGATATTCGTAATATGGTAGCCAATCGTTCTAATGTTTCAACCTATACAATTTTGGCTGCTAACACCTGGGAAAAGAAAACAGTTACTTTTGATGGTGATACTTCGGGAACTTGGCCGCAAGACAACACAGGCGCTGCAAGAATTGAATGGTGTCTATCGGCGGGAACTGATTTTCAAACCGCTACAACTAATACTTGGACTGCAACAAATGATGTGACAACCTCAGCACAAACAAACTGGATGGCAACCGTTGGAAATACTTTTCAATTAACTGCAATTCAAATTGAGGCAGGTTCAGTCGCTACCGCTTTCCAAACTGCAACTGGAACAATCCAAGGGGAATTAGCCGCTTGTCAGCGTTACTACTACCGCACAACAGCAACACAGGCTTATTCAGATTTTGGAAGTGGTTACAACAAAAGCACAACTGAAGGAAGTTTTATGATTTCTTTCCCAGTAACAATGCGAATAACACCAACAGCATTGGAACAGTCAGGAACTGCATCAAATTACAACATCCTGCACGCTTCAGGCGGGTCGGCTGCTCGTACCGCTTGTTCATCGGTTCCTACTTATCAGGTGGCAACACCAACAATGGGTCGTGTGGACTTCATTTGTGCAAGTGGTTTGACTTCTGGTAATGGTGCAATCGCAGGTTCAAATAACAACACAACGGCTTATCTTGGATGGAGTGCAGAACTATGACATACATTGAATTGGGTCTGACAGATTATGGCGTGATGCTTTATGGTCGCATTGATGATGATGGTTTGATGCGTGTCACTTGCACTGCCGAAAATCCTGAGTATCAGGCTTGGCTAAATCCAGTGGAACATTTGACCAGTCCACTAACCGACCCTACGGCTTAAGGTATGGTTTAATAAGGCTATGGAACACAACGAGTTTTGTCCTATTGCTACAGGCGAGGAAGTGGGCGATGCCTATTGCGCTTGTCCTTACATTGAGGCAGCATTAAAAGCACAGGTGGAACATTTGACGGAGATTCCTACTCCACCTGCTGAATAACAGCTAGATCTGACCACCTGAGCACGTGGGTAAACTGCTCATCTTTTTGTGCCACAAAACTAACGAAGGAGAATAGATGCCATACGGCGACGATATTACCGAGGGAATACCGTATGTTTTGTCTAACCCTGCAGGATCTACTGCCTACTCAGCAACTGGTGAGGCATACGATGTAGCCATCGGTGGCCTACCGTTCTTCTTGCTTAACTCTGATGATGCACCTTATCGTCGCGTCACAGCCCAGTATCGTAAGCAACAGATTGACCAGTCCAGAGAACCAGGTGAGCAGACGCTTACTGGTTGGTGGGTACGTAGCCAAAGCTCATTCCACTATGGACAAGGTATCAAGTTCTTTGAACCTATCCAGGATGAGTCACTACGCTTCCAGTACACAGAGTCTAAAGGAATCAACGTCTGGACCAAGGGACAGGCAACACTGCTCAACTCTGTAGCTAGCCAGCACACAGTCACTGGTGGTATTCAAACCAATGGTCGTCCGTGGCAGTATGCCCGTTCTATCCAATGGGACAAGGACAGCAATACCTACAACGGTGTGCTTCTATCTGATGAGTACGATGTAGATAAGATCTTCCCAGCAATTACTGTCTCTATTACCAACAAAGCCCTTACTACAAATGTAGCAACGCTGACTACCAGCGCAGCACACGGCCTGTCTACTGGTATGCAGATTGTTATTACTGGTGTGGATGCAACCTTTAACGGTGAGTACCGCATTACATCTGTACCTACAACTACTACCTTTACCTATGCCAAGACTGCCAGCAACGTAGCATCTACTGCGGTAAGTCCAGCAGGTACAGGTGTAGCAGAGGTTATCCACTTTATTGACTACATCTCAGGTACAGACTACCCAGTACACGCAATCTGTGATGATGGTGTCTTTGCCTTCTGGGTTACTAACGTACTAGCAAGCGGTACGCCACGCCTTCGTGTGTATAAGAAACTGCTATCTGATGATAGTTCAGTATCACCTACGCTGATGTTTAGCAACAACGGCATTACTGTTACTAACGCAGTGATGGAGTACACCAAAGAGCGTATCGTAATGTGTGTCAACGATAAGGTCTATGAGTTTTCATCAACTGCATCTGCTATGCCAACAGCGGTCTATTCACACAATGATCCAGACCACATATTTACTAGCATCACATCAAGTGGTGCTGCTATCTATGTCTCAGGCTACTCAGGTATCCAGTCCAACATTTATAAGTTTACTCTGTCTACTGCAGGTGCTATGCCTACGCTGACTTCTGCTATCACAGCAGCAGAACTACCAGTAGGTGAAATTGTATTTAAGATCTCTTACTACCTGGGCAATATGGCTATTGGTACTAGCCAAGGTATGCGTATGGCAGATGCCAGTCAGTTAGATGGTTCTATTACCTACGGCGCTTTAATCTTTGAATCAACTCAGCCAGTCTATGACTTTGCTTTCCGTGACAGATACATCTGGGCAGCATCTGGTGTTGATGGTCAGGTCGGTGTAACTCGTGTAGATATGGGACAACCATTAGGTAACCTTCAGTTCCCTTATGCCTATGACTTGTACGACCCAGCAGATACATTAGGTCATCACACAACAGCCTGTGCTTTTCTGGGCGATACCTACCGCCTTGCATTCTGCAACGCTGGCAATGGTTCAGATGGCACCATCTACATTGAATCAGAATCTACCCTGTTAGCAGAAGGCTTCTTGCGTACAGGTTATGTACGCTACAACACACTAGAGCTGAAGATCTTTAAGTTACTTCAGGCTCGTATTGATACAACCAATGGTGGTCTTAACATTGATTCTGTTGACTATGCAGATAACTACTACCGCATTGGTACCTTTGCTCAGGAATCATTAGTACCAGAGATTAACATCAACTATCCTCAAGCATCTCAAGAGTACCTTGGCTTCCAGTTCACACTGACTCGTTCATCTACTGATGTAACTAAGGGACCATTGTTTACTGGTTACCAGATTAAGGCTCTGCCTGCTATCCCACGTCAGAGACTTATCCAGTATCCACTATCTTGCTATGACCACGAATCAGATCACTTTGGTGTTGAGGTTGGCTATGAAGGTTCAGCTTACTTCCGTATGTCACAGTTAGAAAACATTGAAAACATTGGTGACACCATTCGTGTCGAAGACTTTAGAACTGGTGAGTCTTTCATTGGACTTATCGAAGAGATGGACTTTAGAAACGCTACCCCTTCAGATAAGCGATTCACTGGTTATGGTGGATTGCTACTAGTCACAATCAGGACGGTATGATGACAGCACAAGACTACGCAACAGTAGCTGTTGCAGTATGCACAATTATCGGTGGCTTTGTAGGCGCAGTACGCTGGCTTGTTAAGCATTACCTTAATGAACTCAAGCCTAATGGTGGCTCAAGTGTGAAAGATTCTATTGCTAGATTAGAAACCAAGGTTGAAATTCTCTATCAGATGATGCTACAAAAGGGGAAGAATGAATGAAGAAACTTGTCAAGAAAGCCACACCTGCCGCTATTGCTGTCCTTCGACAAGCCACAGCGATATCGCCTTCTCGGAAGAAAGTCTCAGATGGATTACTACCATCGGCAGCTCACATCAATCAGAATCCTGATTCAGACCACAACACAGGTTATGCAGTAGACCTAACGCACGATCCTGTTAATGGGATTGATTGCGTTGATATCTTTGAGAAGTTAAAAGAAGACAAGAGAGTTAAGTACCTGATATTCCAGGGAAAGATCTGGTCTAAAGAAAAGGCTAAGCAAGGCAATAGAATTTATACTGGTAGTAACAAGCACACCAAGCATCTTCATATCTCTATCAATGATGGTATGGGTAACGATACAAGTCCCTGGTTCTGGTGGATGAATCAACCAAAGATTGTCAACCAGCTCAGAGCAAAGACAATTCCTGCAGCAATTAAGAAGTTGCCAAAGGAAGAAGTTTGTACCTGCTGTAAATTGCACGGTGCAAAAGCCTAATCCCCCTAGGAGGAAATAATGAATACAGAAACAATGAAAGCAATCGCAGTTACATACTTGCGTGCAGGAGTGGCATCAGTGCTGGCCCTGTTCCTTGCAGGTGTGACAGATCCAAAGGCCCTGCTTATGGCAGGAGTTGCAGCAGTTGCAGGTCCATTGCTTAAGGCAATTGACCCAAATGCTACAGAGTTTGGTCGCGGTTCTAAGTAACCGATAGCGCGAGGCAAACAAAGAGGCTCACCCCGAAAGGGGTGGGCTTCTTTTTTTATGCCTAAAATATGCCAGAGTTACTGTCCCCTGATAGGTGAGTCTTTAGCCGGTGGCAGTTAGCACACAAGGTCTGTAGATTGTGTGGCTCATTATTCCACCGGTCACCGTCTATGTGGTCTACATCTAACTGAGAGATGTGTTCTGGTACAAACCCACACTGTTGACATTCTGTGCCTTTATGTCTAGCGTATGGATAGATAGTGTTGTTGTAGTTACGCTTCCATACTGTGCGACAGCGATACCTACTAGTCAGTGGGTTGTTCTTATCTCGTAGCTTGATCTTAGTGGGGCCACAAATAGAGCACGTGGCAGTGCGTTCTTCTTCGTTATAGTTACTGAGTTTGTGCTGCATCTTTATCTACTGGACAGGGGACAACTACCAGATTACCGCAGTTGACACAGGTAGCATCAAGGAAGTACCAAACCAGCTCGTAGTCTTCAAAGCTGGCCATAACGCTAAAAACCTGAGAGCCACACGGACACACGTGAAGTGGTCCTAAACCCCGCAGATCGGTCCCAAAGGGCTTAGGAAGGGCATTCCTGCGCCATCTAAACGATGGCAGGGTTGGTAGACGGACCGACAGGGTTACTGTACGGTTACTGCTGCGACCCCCAAAGGGTCGCCTGTCCTGTTTATCTCGCCTCACGGCTCGAATTATAGCGCCTAGTATGTGTCGCTATGCGACGACACGCCGATACCCAGTGATAACATTCCACCTATGACAACCATCGCAGCGCTTGAGGGTATTGACTATGCAGTACTCGTCGCAGATTCTCAAATCACAGAAGATAATCTCGTGACGTTAGCAACTAGTACACCTAAGATCGTTGAGGTTGGTAAGTATCTCATCGGTATCTCAGGTGATACACGACCAGGTGACATCCTTGCCTACAACTGGAAGCCACCGCTCTATCGTGGTGAAGACCCTGCACAATTTATGGGTAAGAAGATCATTCCCAGTATTAACCAAGCATTTACAGACAACAACTACGACTACAACAAGGTGGACAAAGATGGTGGCTTCGATTATCTCATTGCTTTTAACGGTAATATCTTTCGTATTGCTTGTGATCTCTCTTTTTTCCAAGCAAATCACGGAGCGTACGGTATTGGTAGTGGGGGCCAGCTTGCTCTTGGCTACCTGTATTCAATCTGCAAACCTGATATGGACTTAGCCTATGCCAAGCGACACGCACGTAAGGCAGTAGAGATAGCGTCGGTCCTTGACGCTAACACGGGTAAGCCTATACAGTTGGTAGTCCAAGAACGGTTCTAGGAGGAGCTATGGAAAAGAAGATAGTTAAGAAGGTTTGGTTTTCTTGTGGCAGAGTTTGTGGTTTTGCTATTGGTTTCCAAATAAGTAATTGGAATTGTGATTTGTCACTAGGATTCTGGTACATAGGATTTGAATACTAATGAAACTGTTAAAGAAGATTCGTTGCTGGATCTGGGGTCACGTATGGTTTGCTGATGGCATAAGTGCTACCGTGGTTTGCTTAGAGTGTGGGGTGGAGTTCTAATGGAGTTTAATACATACGATTATGTAGCACCAGAGTTCAAAGATGTTATAGCAACTGGAGAATACGCTGCACACTATTGGTTTGAACAAGGATGGAAAGCGTGTAGACTTGCTTTCCTATTACACGACAGGGCTAACAATGACAGTAACTGATCCAAAGGAACTATTACTAACTGCACTACGTGCAGGTGATGCTAAGCGTTCACGATCTACACAAGTACAGATTGGTCCATCAGAAGTAGGTGGCTGTCGTCGTAAGGTGTGGTACCGACTTAACGATCAACCTGAAACTAATGACAACGAACTAAAGCTCGCTGCGATTATGGGTACTGCTATCCACGCAGAAATTGAAAGAGCACTAGCAGATAATCCAGATGTGCTGATTGAAACAGAAGTTGAATACAACGGAATGAAAGCACACATTGACTGTTTCGTACCTGGTACTGGTGATGTGATTGACTGGAAGACAAGTAAGGTCCGGAACCTTTCTTACTTTCCAACCAATCAACAACGGTGGCAGGTGCAGCTATACGGCTACCTCCTAGCTAACAACGGCTATGCGGTCAACCGAGTGTCACTGGTAGCAATTGCCAGGGACGGGGACGAAAGAGATGTCAAGGTTCACACCGAAGACTACAATGAGTCCATTGCACTAGAAGCACTCGGTTGGCTAGCGGCTGTTAAGGAAGCAAAGGAAGCACCAGCACCAGAAAAAGATGCAAGCTACTGTCAGTTCTATTGCAAGTTCTATGACGCAAGTGGGCAGATGGGATGTGTTGGTCTAAAAAAAGAACGTATACCAGTCAGTGATGTAATCATTACAGATGCAGATGTTGACAAGAATGCACTGTTATATCTACAGTTAGCAGCACAGATTAAAGAGTTAGAAACACAACAGGATTCTTTGAAGGCATCCTTTGAAGGAGTAATGGGTACTACTAATTCTGGTATAGAACTCAGTTGGACAACTGTTAAAGGGCGCGAGTCAGTTGACAGTGACGAGGTAGAAAAACTATTAGGGTTTGTCCCTAAGAAGGTAGGAGCTGAGAGTCAGCGACTATCCGTAAAACAAAGTGGAGGCAAGTAAATGGCTACAGAAGGAACTAAGTATCAGATCAACTACAAGTTGAATGATGGAACACTCATCAATCTTTACGCAGCAGATGTTAAGGAACTAGAGACTGGTCTTACAGATCTATCTATGGTTGCAACACTTATTAAGTCAACGGGAAAAGAACTAGGTGGAGTACCAGCGCAAGCTGCACCAACAGTTGCAGCAGTAGCACAGTCTTTTAATGCAACACCAGTGCATTCATTAGATGATCGCGCTAATCCACCAGCAGGTGGCGGTAATGTATGTAAGCACGGTCAGATGTCACTACGTTCAGGTGTAGGACAAAAGGGTCCGTGGTCAGGTTATATGTGTGCAGCACCCAAGGGTGCGCCAGATAAGTGCGACACTATCTGGGTTCGATGACAAATGCGGGAGCCAAGTCAATACGAAGCTCCTAGTTGTGCAACAATCGGTGGTGACTTCTGGTTTCCAGATGTATCTACTGGCAATAAAGAAGTATCAGTTGATGATGCTAAATTTGCAGTAGGTATATGTAATAGATGTCCCCATCGCAGAGAATGTGCTGAGTGGGGAATAACCAAAGAATACTTCGGCATCTGGGGTGGTCTAACTATTAGACAACGCCAACAGATCAGAAGTCAACGAGGCCTTACATTGAATCAGGAGAACGACGTTGCTTAATCTTTCCCGCGCTTGGAGTGGAGTGCTTACCAAAGCAACACCACTACCTGATGTGTGGGATGGGTTGAAGGCAGAAGGTATTAAGTTTCGCAGAGGCCAGGTATGTATGGTAGCTGCAGCACCTAATGCTGGTAAGTCTATGTTCGCTCTGATCTATGCAATCAAGGCTAAGGTTCCTACACTTTTCTTCTCCGCAGATACTGATACCGCTACTGTAATGATGAGGTCTGTATCGCATCTATCTGGTCACTCACAAGTGACAGTAGAGGCAAACCTTTCTAACGATAGTAAGTACTACAATGCACACTTAGACAAACTTTCACACATCAAGTGGGTCTTTGATTCATCTCCAAACATTGACGACTTGGAGTTAGAGATCAGGGCCTACGTTGAACTCTTTGGACAAGCACCTGAGTTGATAGTCATTGATAACTTAATGAATATTACTGCTGAGACAGACAACGAATGGGCAGGACTGAGAGCAATTATGATGGAGCTACACGATATGGCACGTAAGACTGAAGCCTGTGTACTAGTACTCCACCACGTATCAGAACAGTCAGAGTATGGGTCACCTAGTAACCCACCTCATCGCAGAGCAATTCACGGAAAGGTCAGTCAGTTACCTGCACTGATACTTACACTGGGCTATGACCCAACGCAAGGAATACTGAAAGTGGCACCAGTTAAGAATCGCTTTGGAGCACACACTGCAGACGGAAGCAAATACGCACAGCTACTGGTAAACTACGCAGCAGTACAGATATCTGACCAGAACGAGTTTGGTTGGATGCTAAGGAAAGATACGATTGCAGGATACCAAGGAGGGTATAATGTCTGAACAGTTATCAAATAAATACAGAGATAATCTAAGGATTGATGCAGTGCGTGATGCTGGTAATGCACTACGTGTAGAACTTGATGCCATCAAGGTAGACCTAACCAACTTCGTTGGTGCGCTGCTGCAATCTGGTGTTGTCGAATTAGTTAAAGATGAAGAAGGCAATGTCATCTATAAGATCAACAAGGTTGTATTGGTAGATGAGTCAGTACAACAAGACTAAAGGTTCTCAGTTTGAGACAGATGTAATGAAGTGGCTCCGCAAGTGCGGAGTCATAGCAGAGCGTCTGACTAAAGCTGGGGCAAAGGATGAGGGAGACATCGTTACTGTTATCGCGGGAGAAACCTATATCCTTGAACTCAAGAACAGGGCAACACTATCCTTGCCTGAGTTCTGGAGAGAAGCACAAGTTGAGGCGCTTAACTATGCTAAGGCTAGGGGTCTTGGGGAAGTCCCTCTGTCATATGTAATAGTTAAGCGTCGCAACGCATCAATAGATCAAGCCTGGGTCATTTCCGACCTAGCACAATGGTTAAAGGAGAAACAGTAATGCCAGTACCAGGTGGAGAAATCACAACAACAGAGATACTTGTACCAGAAGTTGTACCAGTAGAAGAAACAACAGAGGAGGAAGTAAATGAATGAGAAGGAGTTTGCTCACGTTATTGCAGACCTTCTGATTGATCCAGAAGATCCATCAAACCCACACCCAGAACATAATGCCTACAACTGGGGTTTAATTGATGCTCAAAGAGCATTGCAAGGTGTCTCGGTAGATGTTATTAAGGAACACAGACCTAAATGATTTGCCAGAACTGTCATAAGGCAGGGGAAGAGAACACTCTTACCCACTACAAGCGTTCAGCGCAATGGCACGACAAGTGCAATGATAAGGGGTGTGTATGCCAGCACAAGACTGGTCCAGGGTACGTAAAGCGGGCAGGTACAAAGGTTCCGTTGATGCAAACTCAATCCCCATAGCTCCTATTGTTCAGCACTTTGGCGGTGAAGTAAGAGAAGGTAAGAGCGCATCAGTTCGATGCTGCCTACATAGCGACAGTCGCAGGTCTGCTGTTATGAATACCTACGACAACCTGTACTTCTGCCATACCTGCGGTAAGGGTGGCAACGCAGCTAACTTAGTGTGCATACTAGAGAACTTGGAGTTTAATGATGGCCTCAAACGCGCAGTCGAAATTGCTACTGGAAGCGGCGCAACAATACGCTCAAGCAATAAGTCAAGAAGCACTGGCCGTACTAAACGCACGTGGGATCTCTGAAGAGACAGCAGGACTGTTCCATTTAGGAACTATTACCAACCCAATCAATGGTCACGAGATGTATGAAGGGTGGCTATCTATCCCATACATCACTGCTTCCGGTGGTTGTGTTGGCTTTAAGTTCAGACGATTAGATGAGGCTAAGCCTAAGTACGGATCTCCTACTGGGCAGAAGGCACATCTGTTTAATGTTTGTGACATCACCATTGACTCACCACACATCGTTGTATGTGAAGGTGAACTAGATGCGATAGTCACTAGCGGAGAACTTGGGATACCAGCAGTGGGAGTACCAGGCGTTGCAGCGTGGAAGCCACACTTTCCAAAGCTCTTTGCAGGTTATGAAACTATCTATGTCGTTGGCGACAATGATGTTAAAGAGGATGGGTCTAACCCTGGAGCTGAGTTTGCTAAGCGCGTGGCGAATGAGGTAATGAACTCACAGATTGTTACACTACCACCAGGTATGGACATCAATGATTATTACTTGGCTAATGGTATTGATGCTACAAGGAAACTACTGATAGGGGAGTCGAATGTATGACAATGACAGAAAACGAGTGGGTCATAATGTTACAGACTTTGCAGCATATGGGCTTTCACATCTTGCACCAGGACAGGATGAGCCAGACAATACTGATACGCCCACAACCAACCCGCTAGTAGATCACGCTGCTGTTACTGGGTATCGTGCGCTAGGTGTAAGCACTGAGGACCTGACATCTTTCATTGAGTCCTTCGCATCTCTTCGTGCTATGCGAGTCAAAGGTGTAGGACACGAGCAGTACTCACACGCTAAGGGTCAGAAGTTTGAGTCATTTACTACATCAGACACCATAAGAGAGTTGATTGAAGAGTTAGCTGATGCTAGTAACTACATAGATTTTCTTGCCATCAAGCTGCTGAACATTCAGCACACTATAGATCAGGTGCTACCAGACTGTGACTGAACTTAAAAGCAAATTGATATTAGGTAACTGTTTAGAAGAACTACCTAAGATAAATGTACAAGAAAAGAAGTTTGTAATTGTTACTGACCCACCTTTTAACGTGGGCTACCATTACAACAGCTATAAAGATAATATGGACTCAACAGAGTATTACGAAATGCTTGCATCTGTATTCCAATATGGTCCATTTGTAGTTATTCATTATCCTGAAGAGATTTACAAGATTGCTTTTCAGGTTGGTGAGTTTCCTGAGAAAGTTGTCAGTTGGGTATATAACTCCAACACTGCAAAGCAGCACAGAGACATAGCATTCTTTGGCATTAAGCCTGACTTCAAACAATATGGGCAACCATATAAAAACCCTACAGATAAAAGAATTATGCAAAGAATTGCAGATGGTAAAACTGCAAGGCTTTATGATTGGTGGGAAATAAACCAAGTTAAAAACGTATCTAAAGACAAGACTGCTCACCCTTGTCAAATGCCTTTAGAAGTTATGAAGAGAATTGTTGGTATTTTGCCACCTGATTACACAATAATAGACCCATTTATGGGTTCAGGAACTACAGCGTTGGCTTGTAAGGAATTAAATCGTAACTTTATAGGTATAGAGATGGACGCAGAGTATCACGCTATCGCTCAACAGAGGATTACAAATGACTGAACTACACCCAGTAATCTATGACTTGGTACCTAGCGTTGCTAACACTATTCATCGTAGGTATAAAGCCTATGTTGAAAAGGATGACATCAAGCAAGAGTTAATGGCTTGGGCTATGACTAGGGTTGAAGATCACATAATAGATCTAATGGAACCTATCGAAGAGCGACGCAAACACAACGAGCAACGCATTGCCTGGCAGATGAGGCGTGTAGCAGAACGCTATGCTCGTAAAGAGAAGGCTGCTAAGTCTGGCTATCAGACTAATGATGAGGCTTACTACGAGTCAGCAACGCTTGGTCAGTTGCTACCCTTTGTTATTGCATCAGTCATAGATGGCACAGTATTAGAGCAGGCACAAGAGATGATTAGAGATGGGCAACCTAAAGGTTCATCCTCTCCAGCAGAAGGTGGCAACCTACTTGCTAACCTCATTGACATCAAGAATGGCTTTCTTAAACTAGACCAAGAGGACCAGTCTATCCTTCGTATGCGCCACCACGAGAGCTTCACCCTGCAACAGATAGCACAAGTCCTAGAATGTGCTATCTCTACCGCAGATCGTAGGTGCGCTCAGTCTTTGCGTAGATTGCAGGATAATCTTGGCGGGGTTAGTCCCTGGCAATGAACGAAGAGTTATTGTTTACCTTCTTGCGTGAGAGTTTGTATCCAGACCTAGTAAAGTCTGAGGGTATCTTCGATGCTTACGACTGTATCTCTAGGCAAGCAGGTCACTACATAGAGTTAAAGTGCAGGGCTACTCACTATCCCACGCTACTGATTGAAGAGATGAAGTATCGCAAACTGATAACCCAAGCAGCAGAGCGTGACTTAGTTCCCTACTACATCAACTCTACCCCTGCTGGTATCTTTTCCTTTGACCTATTAGATTTACCAGAACCAGTATGGTTTAATCACCAGATGCCAGCGACTACAGAGTTTGATCGTGTTGAAAAGGTTGACAAGTTAGTAGGTTACTTACCGATTGATGAAGCCGTGCAACTCTGATGCAGTACGACTATCGTTGCCCTGATTGCAACACAGTATTAACTATTGAACGTAGTATCCACGAGGAACCACGTGAGCCTTCGTGCTTTGACTGCCACATACCAATGGTCCGTAAGTGGGACTCTCCCGCTATCACCTTCAAGGGTAAAGGCTTCTACTCTACTGGAGGGTAAAGCAAAACCCCACCAGCGAACGGACTGATGGGGCTTTGTTGTGCTAAGGAAAAGGGTTAGGAAACCTTAGCCACATCTACTATGTTCTGCACGATCCACTCTACTACAGGTACAGCTACTGCATTACCCATCTGCTTGTAACGATGAGAGTCTGACTGTCCAGCAGTCCAGTCATCAGGGAAACCCTGCAATCTTTCACACTCTACTGGTGTTAAGCGGCGCACGTTGGTTGGTGTAGCAATACCAGATACATTGTTCCCACCTGTACCCATACGTGATGTAAGTGTATTCATTGTATCTCCTTGTACTCTAGCTCCATCGTGGTAGTGAGGGTGAAAGACAATGACTGTCGTTCGCACATCACCATTATCAAATTGGTTTAGCGTTGGCATTACTCCTCCTTCAATCCAGGTTTCATAGTCGTCCACATTCTGTGCTCGTCTACTCTTGGTGAACCACAAGGTTCTCACTTCCTCCACCTAGATCTCCACCATTGGCACGAAGAGTGCCTACTCCTTCTGTATACCCACCAAAAGATGATGCAGTTACAACCACATTATCTTCAGGTCGTTTGTATGTTGTAGCTGTAAGAGTTGTTACTCCTGGTGTGTACTTGGCGAAGCCTGTCTGACCAAAGCTGCTTGCAGTTTCTCCGGCAAGGTCTTGCCTCGCTTGTTGGCCCTGCGTAAGATCCCTTCGCAAGCCTTCTGACTTAAAGAGTATTTCGGCAACGCCTCCGCTAGTAGCACGTCTCCCAACGATGAAGACGCGACGCCTGCGCTGGGGTACTCCGAAGTGTTGAGCATCAAGCACACGCCATCCGACAGAATACCCGATGTCGGCCATCGTCCCGATGACGACTCCAAAATCTGCTCCTTTGTTACTGGATAGCAAACCAGGTACGTTTTCAATGATGAAGTATTCTGTTTGCGTTTCTTCCACAAGTCTTGCAATCTCCCAGAATAACCCGCTTCGTGCGCCAGCAAGACCAGCGCGTTTGCCAGCGACGCTGAGGTCTTGGCAGGGAAATCCTCCTGTAATAATTCCTGTGCTTGGATTAAATCCTGCATTTATTAGGTCCTCTCCCTTAACTGTAGTTACATCTGTGAATTGTGTTGCATCAGGGAAGTGCTGAGCTAGTACCTCATTGCACTTCTTATCTATCTCAACGCTAGCTACGACCTTTACTCCTTGTCGTTGCATAGCAAGGTCAAAGCCTCCGACTCCAGCAAATAAACTAACACCGGTCAGCATCAGTACCAACCCTTTTGGTCTGAGTGGCGGAGACTGCTGCAGAAACTGCCTCGATAGCGATGTTCAACGTATCGTACGCCTCGAAGGATTTGTAATTCAGGCTGGCTACTACGTTCTCCAAGGAGTTGAGCAATTCCGTAAGCTGTTGATCGCTTGTTGTCTGCGAGGTGGTCAAACCTGCTCTCACGGGTCCATAAGGTGATAGCACATTTGATTTGGCTATCGTTGTATCCGAGGGCATTGAGGAAACTAATCGTAAGCGCCTTGTTCTCACGCTTCTCCTCCATTGTTGCCTTCGTCCTGGCCTGCATTACTGGCGTATGCAAGATCGTCTGTACCTGTGGCTCGTGTGTGTACGCCCACGCTGAGAACAGTAGTACCGTCAATGCTAATCCAATTTTTCCCTTGCTTTTCATCTTCTATCTTCTCCATTTCGAGCAACTGCTTATAGGTATCAGGGTATAGATGAGCAAGGCGAACCAACGCCCTGTCTCTTGCACGTCTGTAGTTACGATCTCTGACTGCCTTACGGCTAGCTGTAGCCATTCTCCGCTTGGCATCATCAGTCATTAAGTTTGTCCTCCCACACTATGAGGGCATAGACTACCAGCATTACTACGATTAGACCTAGTACCAGGCTCATAAGCTCGCTGCCCTTACTATCTCGGTGATGTCTAGCGTCTGCCCTACAAGGTGAGCGTCCTCCTCATCACTATCCCACGCACTCACCAACAGGCGTGAGCCTGCCGGTGCGTGAGTGAGCCATTGAATGGCTTGTCCTGCATCAGCCCCTCCCCAAGTATTCTCTCCCTCAGCCTCGACCACTTCATAGAACAGGATCAGGTCAGACTTAGGCGGGTGAATGGTATAGATGTTACTTGATTGCTTTTGTAATTCTATCTCTCTTTTCTTGCGGTCAATCTGTTCTCTAAGGTAATTATTCATTCTCCTCCTCCTCCTCGAAACCGAATAGCTGCGACAGGGCAGAGTTCGCCCTGCGTAGGTTAGCGATAGCTCGCGCTATCTCCTCCTGCTGTAAGTCCTTCTCAGCCTCATTGATACATAGATCGAACTTAGCTTCTAAGTATTCTCTATTCATTACGCTACCTCCTCTACTACTACATCACTATAGCCACGATTAAACCAATCATTAGCTATTGATACCGCTTGCCCTTTAGTTAGTAGGTTACTACTCATCTCACTACCGCCTACCCATACTGTCCATTTACTCATTACTCTCTCCCTCACTCACTCCTAATGGACCAGGGCATTCCTCGTCCACGTGCCAATCGTATTTCTCTGGGTGAAAGTACTCATTACACCCATTACAGCGCCAGTAACTAGGCTCCTCCGATACAGGATCATTAAGTCTAGGCTCGCTCATTAGTAGCTCCCATCTTTCCCGGAGTTCCACCCACATCTATCGCAGGTTACCTTGCCCTCTACTGTCTGGCTATCGCCACTCATTAGGCACCCGCATACCCAACACTTACCGTAGCTCATAACCGGCTACCTCCCACGCGCTATTAAGTACCGCATTTTGCCACTCTCCACAGTGCTCGCAAGAATAGTCTGCATTGATAGTGGATAGTACTAAGCCTCTCAAGCCACAATATCTACACTTATCTTTCATTTAACTCTACCTCCTCCTCATCTAGTAATAGCGTTACCGTTATGTCGTTGATAAGTGTCTCATCAAAATGGCCTAGCTCATCTACTATGTTATTTACACCGCTAATCGTGGCTTGCTCGTACGCCTCATCACTACAATTACCCGTAGTCTCATCAAACTCTAAGCAAACATTAGTAGTTATAGTTAGGTAATCGGTTACGAAAGTAACACGGTAGTCATAACTCATTACTCTCTCCCTATCTTGTAGCCCAGTAAATAGTTATAGGTAGCGCAAGAGCAACTATCTTGTAAATAATCTTGCGCCTTGTCGTAGGCATTACCAGTTAATAACACACCAGCTTTACCCATAAGATCCTCTAAGTCCTGCAACTCGCAACTAATCATTACTCTCTCCCTTATCTCTATACTTAACGATAGTGTTTAGTGTTGTGTGAATATGGCAATCACACTCTCCTCCCATATTGTCATTAAACTCTAAGTGAGAATAGTTATCCTCATATATCTCATTGATTAGCTGCTCTAGTGTGTCCATTACTTACCCTCTCCCTCGCACGTTAATATATTTTCACACCACTCCCAGCCGCTACCGGTCCACAGAAGGTGGCTCGCCACCTCCCACAGCCCCCAAATACCCAACCCAATCAAGATCCCAACCACAAGCCAACCTCTTTTGGTAATCATTTGCACTCACACCTCTCTCCTGGTAGGTCTGTTTCAATTTCACAGCTGAGGAGCTTTATCTCATACTCAACACTCTCGCCCTCATCCGTGACCGGTTCCTCTAGTTGAGGGGCAACCTGTAGAATCAAGGCAGCAATCTCCCCTTCTGTGAGTTTATGGTCTACGATAAAGCCAGCCGTGAGCGTGTATGTAAATCCTTGTTTCATTTGTTCGCCTCCGCTTCCATTGTTTCTGCTTCCATAAGTAGGGCAATCCAATCCTCTACGGCTTGCGGATTGTTCGCGTATTCCTTGAGCGCATCGCCTAAGTAATCAATCTCAAGAAATCCCAATACATCGCGGGGGTTGCCCTTGAATAGATTGTCTCCGTAGTTCTCGTGTGAATAGCCGATAAGGTCTAAAAAGATGTAATAAGGCGTACCTGTTCGGTTGTCGTAATTCATAGACCAATGGATGAGGTTGGTTACCTCAGCGACATTTGCTGCAGGTGTTTCGATTAAATCCCAAAAGCCTTTTTTGTTGATTGTTTCCATTTATTTTGCCTCCTGTAATTGCTTAATGTAAACCTTGTATTGTCCTAATTGGAATTGCAAACCCTTGATTGTGGCATTTGATTTGCGCCCGATTTTGATCGGGTTGAAAGATGCCCAAGAAAAAACGTCGGTTAGATGTAAACCTTTTGCATCTTGCATAACCGCGAAACGATTGTCCAACATTAGGAAATCGCGGTCAAAATGCTTTTCATCTATGTTTAATTCTGCTGCTAGTTCCTTAAGTGTTTTATCCATTTGTAACCCTTTCATAATCAGCTCGGGATTGAGTTGATAGGAAAAGAATACACGAGCCTCCCCCATTTGGGAACAATAGGACACCAAAAATGGTAACAATTTGGTAACGCTTTTGGCTGGCAACCGGTAGACAGATGAGGGCATAATGTCAATGCATCAGCTGTAAGTTACTCGACGAGCTGACCTGGTAACTTTGGATCTTGCTGAGAATGCTGGCGGTTGTTGTGGCTGCTGGTCTGTTGGGTTGGCTGTTGGTTGGGTTGTTTAATTGTTGGGTGACTATACCTGTGACCTGCCCGAAGTAGAGTCCGCCCGAACATCTGTTCTAGAAAGTTATCCACAGGCTGTATCCACAG